ATGCCCGATCGAACGGTGAGCGAACTGGAACTGAGAGAGTCAGCGCGTCTAGCGGCGGCTGAACTAGTTGACAAGATTCGCGAAGCGATAGCGCAGCCCGCGCAAAGCCCGGATAAGCTCGAAGCGTATGCGAACCTGCTGTCGGCGCTCGACGGATGCGCGGCGGAGCCGGGATGATTAGCGCGCCCCGAAGCTAGCCGTTCCCAACGACGCCGTTTGGAAGGAGCGGCTAGAACTATTCCGTAGCGATCAGAGGTACAGAATTGAAAGCCTGTACTGGATTCGCACGCAGGCGCGTAAGACCATCCGCCTCCGATTTAACGAGGCACAAGTCAAGCTCTACGAGTGCAGCAAATGGTTCCGCGAGCGGCGGATGCCCGTGCGAATCATTATCTGCAAAGCGCGGCGAGCTGGCCTTTCAACCGGAGTCGAGTCGCTCATGTTCGACGACACGACGATGCATGCGCACACCGACTCGCTCATCGTTTCGCACCAACTCAATCCGTCCGAGAACGTGCTTGGCATGTGCAAAGTCTTTTGGGACCATATGCCACAAAAGCTGCGCTTCAAACTCTCGACGGGCGACGAGATCGTTAACGTGCGCCCGCCGATGCACTCAAAGTATACTGGCGAGTTGCCTAGTGATAAGATTGAGTTTGCGCCTCCGCTTTCGTCTCGCATCTTCATCGCTACGTCCAAGTCGGTAGACGCCTATCGTTCGTTCGCGTTCCAGAATCTTCACGCCACCGAAGTCGCGTACTACGCCGACGCGGGAAATCTGTTCACCGCCCTCATTGCAACCGTGCCGCTTGAGCCCGAAACGGCGATTTATATGGAGTCAACGCCGAACGGCATGGGTGGCGTGGGCGAATGGTTCTTCGAGCATTGCTTTGATGCAGAACTCAACGGAGCCGAGCCTGACTACGGCGAGTCGCGGCTGGTCTTTATCCCGTGGCATGAGCTTGTTAAGTCGTTCACGCGGGCGTTTGATTCGATGGAAAACCGTGCGCGGTTCGAGCAAAGCCTAGACGATCACGAGAAAGACCTGCTCAAACAGTTCCCGCATATCACGCTGGAGCAGCTCAACTGGCGTCGAGCTCGTATCTCGCAGCCCGACTTTGCCAAAGACGAGGAGAAGTTCTACCAGGAATACCCCGAGTCGCTAACCACCGCGTTTCTTGCCAGCGGCTCGATGGTGTTCTCGCGCCAAGCCATGCAGCGCCTATCGCTTAACACCAAGCCGCCGCTATGGGAAGGCGACGTGTACTGGGGCGACTCTGACGCACAGAACGTCTACGACTCGACGTACAACACCGTGCGCCGCCCGAAGTTCCTCTCGCCCGGTAAGGCCGAGTCGCAAGGCTTCAGTTCGCACACCATCAACAAGACGATGGACAACCTCAAGGTGTGGCGTTGGCCCAACAAGGGCGAAACGATCGTCATTGGCGCGGACATCGCTCGCGGGAATCCACGCAGTAAAGACGCCGACTACTCGGCGATCTGCGTGCTGGTTCTCAATGAACTGGAGCGCGACGAGTTGATTATGACTTGGCGCGGGCGAATCAATACCATCGCCTTCGGGGATGTGCTGGCGGCGCTGGCGTGGGCGATTCGCTACAACGTCGGGGACAAGATACGCGCACCGATTCTTGCGCCGGAGTGGACCGGACCAGGCACGGCGACCTGTACGTACATTGACGAGAGGCGGCTTTACCCGCTGTGGCACTACCGAATGCCGGGCGTGCAGGGCTTCCCGGCGAGTAAGCACGTCGGGTGGGAGAGCAACGGCAAAACCAAGCCGTTCGCCGTTTCCGCGATGGTTCAGTCGGTAGAAAATAAGCAGGTTGAAATCTTCTCGAAAGAACTCGTTCAGGAGATGGCCGCCTATCGCCAGCAGGGGGCGATGGCCGACGAGGCGAGTTACGGCGGCGTCGGGGCGCACGACGACCTCGTTTCCGCCTTTCAGATCGCCAACGCCATCTGTCGGTTTGAGGCGCGGATTAACCCGCAGGAGAGCGACGAATCCTTTGAGGTGAACCTCGACGCGCCGCCCATCGGCGATGCTGGCGGGATGCACGTCGAGCCGTTTGACGAGTTCGAGGCGATGGCCGGGCTGCCGCACGGCGAACGGCTCATCGAGGACGCGGCCGATGCGTTCAACGAGCTGGACTTCAGCGAACGCGGCTATTACTAGGGTCCTAATGGAATCAGAGGCCTGCGAGCGGGAGATGGTTTGGAGGATACATGCATGAACGGGGAGGCCTGGGTGGTCCGCTTCTGCATTTTATGCGGAGATCAAACCCATGATTATCCAAGCGCCAAGAGCCCCCAGTGCTTCTCCTGTGGCAACGCTAAGAATCCGTATGCGGCGAAAAACATCCGCATGAGCGTAGACGCCGCCGGCGAGGATTCCACCAACCCGGCGCGCATCGCGGACGGCACAGATAAATACAACATGGCGCTCCCGGACGTTCCCGGCGAGGTCATCGGCAAGGACGCCTACGGAATGACCAAGCGGCGGATGCGTCCGGTTCTCAATTCCGAGATCGCTTCGACTCGCCAGCTTCGCGAGATGGGAAAGCGCGCCGGTTTGAGGCTGCTTGAAACGCCCAAGCGGGCGATAGGATGAATACCGCGGCGGGGAGGCCGCACGACAGATGAGAAATGTCTTTATCCCACTAATCGCGATCGTCGCGCTGCTCACGGCGGTTCTTCCGCAAAACAGGGTGGTCGCCGCTCCAGCGAGTGTCGCCGAAATTACGTTCGCATTGAACAACGGGGGATGCAGTAACGTCCTGACGCTTCCGGCCACCGCGGCGCAACTTGAGGCGGATATTTACGGACCTCCGGGGCCTGGAACGGCGACGATCCAATACCAGGTCTCCGCTGGCGGAGCTTGGGCTGCGATGGCAGGCCAGACCATTAACGGCGAGGGCGACTATATCTACACGCTGCCAACAGGGGCGCTCACCGCGCGTATTTGCGTTTCAAACACCGTCAACCCGAACATGAACGGGCAGCTTATTGCCGGCCTTGTGGTTCCAGGCGGAAACGTTTATCCCGGATGGGCCTCACCCTCGCCTGGGCCTTTAGCGTCGGTCGCAACGGGAGCAACCGCATACGTTTATCAAACGCTGCAAAGCTTTCCCGTTCAATGTTATAGCTTCTCGCCGACCGGGCAATGCCTGGTCATTTTCAATGGCGACGTGGCGCTCGCCGCGGCAACTCCGGTAGCCGGCGAGTTCTTGGCGGCCTGCGTATCGGTATCGAGTACCCCCTCTCCGCTGCCGACTTCAGTTCAATGGACGAACCCTTCGTCTACGACCGCTCCGTGCGCGTCGGCTGCACCTACGAACGCGCTGGCCGGAAGTCAGCAGTTCGGCCAGTCTGCGACCAGCACCGCTTCGCTTACGTCGTATATTCATTGGTCCGGGACGATGCCTTCGGGACAGGCGATCACGCTGCTGTTCCAGGTCGAGGGCAGCACTACGTCAACGCAGACCGCGCAGGGCTCCGGCTCGGCCTTGGTGATACCGTTCTAGCATGGGATACTTGAATGCGCTCCAATCTGCCGCCGCGCCGATGGGCTCGCCGCCTCTGACGCCTGCGCCGAACGTCGGATCTCCGCCTCCGGTCCCGAGCACCGACCCGCCGCCGTATGACGTTTTGCAGGACCCCGGCTGGGCCGGGCTCGTGCATTCTTCAGACCACGCCTTCCGCCAATTTTTGAACGAACTGTCACCGGAACATCGGCAAATGCTCTTGCAAAAAGTCGCTCAGCTAACCAAAGCGATGAAGCCGGGCGCAGTTCCTCCAGGCGTTCCTCCGGACGCGCAGCAGGCGGTAGGAGTCCCCGGAATGGGCGCTCCCGGTAGGTCTACTTTTCCGACGGCTGCTCCGGGGCAAACGGGACCGGGCGTACTTCCGCCGGGGCTCTAAACCTTGGCAATCGTTGAAGCACGCCCCGGGATTCCGCTTCGCGAGTGGCAATCACGGCAGCGCGAAGCCGCTCGGGCACAGCGTCCTCGCGACGATGACGACGAGCTTGAGCTAAACCCCGAAGCGCAGGAGCGCTTCAGAATTTTACGTTATTGCGCCAAAACGCTCGAATCGGCTCGCCGTACGCGCAAGCCGCACGAGACATTCGATCGCGCGTGGGCGCTTTACAAGGGCGATGTGTGGAGCCCGCGCCGCGCACCGTGGCGTGCGTCCATTACGATCAACAAGATCCGCGCCTTCATTACGTTCATTCAAGCGATTATGACCGACAACAAGCCGCGCGTGTCGGTCGAGCCGCTTGTCCCCGGCTCTGAGGACGCCGCCGATCTGCTCCGCAAGCTATCCGACCGAGATTGGGACGAGAACGATATGCAACTCGTCTGCTCGCTGTGGGTGCTGTACGGGCTCATTTGGGGCTACTCGTTCGTCAAAGTCTATTACGACCCGTACGCCAATGGCGGGCGCGGGAAGCATTGCACCGACGTTATCCCGCCGTATGAGATTTTCGTCAACCCCGACGCCAAGAGCGTTGAGGATGCCGAGTACATCATTCACTGCAAGCAAATGTCGATGGGCTGGATTCGGCGCAACTTCCCCGTTCAAGCGCGCAGCGTCGATAAAGTCAAAGGCTTCAAGACGCACGACGAGAGCGA